CTCTATAAATTAAATTAACTTAAATTAAATAAAATGGCTAAAAAAGAAGAAGTATTAAAAGTAACAGAAGACGAATTAAAATCTTTACAAGAAATTGTAGGGTCAATGAATGGTGCAACTACTAGAGTTGGTCAAATTGAAAACCAGAAACATATGGTTCTTCATGATCTATCTCTAATGAGAACTGATCTAATGAAACTTCAGGGTGAGTTAGAAGAAGCTTATGGAAAAGTAGATGTAAACATACAAGATGGAACAATAACTGTGAGAGAAGATGTCGAAGCTGATACGAAAGATTAGTATAGGTCGAGACTATAAGAACGAGGCTATGCACTATGCCGTAGGCCAAGAGGTCTACGGTGGGCATACCATCTGTGATATAATCGAAGAAGACGATAAGTTTAGTGTTTACATTAAAAAAGGTAAAGATGTACTACCTTGGAAAGATTTTAATAAGAACATGTCTGTTGCAATAGAATACAATTTACAATACTAATGAAAAGTGTTTACAACTTTGTTGTAGCACCTGTAAATTCTAGATACAATAACACAAAGAAGGTAGGTGATAAAGAACTAATAGTTAACACTGAAATATATAGCCATCAATATGTAAGTAGAGAAGCAGTTGTAAAGTCTTTACCAACAATTGGTGATACTGATATACAGGTTGGAAATAAAGTTATAGTTCATCACAATGTGTTTAGGAAATGGAATAACCAACATGGTGTTGAAAAGAATAGTAGAAGTTACTTTGATCAAGATACTTATTTAATAGCAAGTGATCAAATATTTTTGTATAAAAAAGATAAAACTTGGATACCTCAAAAAGGTTATTGTTTTGTGAAACCAGTTAAATCTACAGATAAACTAAGTTTAGATAAAGAAAAACCTTTAGTTGGTATTGTAAAATATACTGACGGCACAGTAAGTGAAGGTGATTTAGTTGGTTTTAGACCTAGCTCAGAGTATGAGTTTATTATAGACGGTGAGAAACTGTATAGAGTATTATCAAATTTTATTACAATTAAATATGAATATCAAGGAAACGAAGAAGAGTATAATCCAAGCTGGACATAAAGCTGTAGAAGAACTTATTAAAGTTGCTAAAGAAGCTATTGTTGATTCAGATGATGATCTAACAGCTGATAAGTTAAAGAATGCAGCAGCAACAAAGAAACTAGCTATATTTGATGCGTTTGAAATACTAAACAGAATACAAGAGGAAGAAGACTTGTTGAACAACAAACCTAAAGAAGTAGAGAAGAAAGCATTTAAAGGTTTTGCAGAAGGAAGATCTAAGTAATGTACGAGCAAAGCTTATATAAGGTTGTTGAACCTATTAAGAGAACTACTATAAGTAGACTTAATAAAGGTAAGAAATGGGTATATGGTTACAATAAAGAACATGACATTGTAGTTTTAAGCAAGTCTGGTCAGATAGGTGAGATATACGAGATACAGAATTTTAAAATAGCATTGCCAAAAGCAGGTAGTGTGTATAGCAACAAAGAAAAAAAATGGAAACAATTTGAATATCCTAAAGAACTATCAAGACTTAAAAGTATATTTGACTGGAAAGCTTATCCAGAAGAAAACAAAGAACAATGGCACGACTATATTGACGAGGAATTTAAACGAAGAGATGAAGGTTTTTGGTTTAATAATAATGGGACGGATACCTATATTACTGGTACTCATTACATGTACTTGCAATGGAGTAAAATTGATGTAGGTGCGCCAGACTTTAGAGAAGCTAATAGATTATTCTATATATTCTGGGAAGCGTGCAAAGCGGATAAGAGATGCTACGGTATGTGTTATCTTAAAAACAGAAGATCTGGATTTTCTTTTATGTCCTCTGCTGAGACAGTTAATCAAGCTACGATTTCAACAGATGCAAGGTTTGGTGTATTATCTAAAACAGGAGCAGATGCTAAAAAGATGTTTACCGACAAAATTGTACCTATATCAATTAACTACCCGTTTTTCTTTAGTCCTATTCAAGATGGTATGGATCGGCCTAAATCCGAACTCGCCTATAGAGTACCTGCGTCTAAGTTTACTAGAAAGAAAATCACAACAAACGAGAAGCTTGAAGAAATAGAAGGTCTTGATACAACTATAGATTGGAAAAATACAGGTGATAATAGTTATGATGGTGAAAAACTAAAACTACTAGTACACGATGAAAGTGGTAAGTGGGAAAGACCAGACAATATCTTAAACAACTGGAGAGTTACAAAGACATGCCTTAGACTAGGTAGTAGAATTATAGGTAAGTGTATGATGGGATCAACGTCAAACTCTTTAGACAAAGGAGGCGAGAACTTTAAAAAATTATACAATGCTTCAGACGTCACGAAAAGAAATCGTAATGGACAAACAGCGTCTGGTTTATACTCTCTTTTTATTCCAATGGAATGGAATTATGAAGGATTCATTGACCAACACGGAATTCCAGTCTTTGATAATCCGGACCATGATGTCTTCGACCCACAAGGAGAGTTAATAGATATAGGTGTTGTAGAAAACTGGCAGAATGAAGCTGATGGTTTAAAAGGAGATCAAGACGCTTTAAATGAATTTTATAGACAGTTTCCTAGAACTACAGAGCATGCTTTTAGAGATGAAACAAAAAATAGTATATTTAACTTAGTTAAATTATACGAGCAAATAGATTACAATGAAGAAATGTCTAGAACACTAGGTATAACTCAAGGTAATTTTCAGTGGGTTAATGGTGTAAAAGATAGTCAGGTTATATTTTATCCAGATAAAAAAGGTAGATTTAAAATAAGCTGGGTACCACCAACACAGATACAAAACAAAGTTATAATAAAAAATGGTGTTAAATGGCCTGGTAATGAGCACATGGGTGCTTTTGGTTGTGATAGCTATGATATATCAGGAACAGTAGATGGTGTAGGTTCTAAAGGTGCACTTCACGGATTAACTAGGTTTTCAATGGAAGATGCTCCTGCTAATAGTTTTTTCTTAGAATACCTGTCAAGACCACCAACTGCAGAGATATTTTTTGAAGATGTTCTTATGGCTTGCGTGTTTTATGGCATGCCTATACTAGCAGAGAATAACAAACCTCGTTTATTGTATTACTTTAGAAGAAGAGGTTATAGAGGGTTTAGTATGAATAGACCTGACAAGATATGGAACAAGTTATCTGTAGCTGAAAAAGAAGTAGGTGGAATACCTAATTCAAGTGAAGATATAAAACAAGCTCATGCCGCAGCTATTGAGATGTACATTCAAGCTCACGTTGGTATGTCACAAGATGGATCATTTGGAGACTGTTATTTTAATGAATTATTAAATGACTGGGCTAGATTTGATATAAACAAAAGAACAAAGCATGATGCCTCTATTAGTTCTGGCTTAGCTATCATGGCTAACAATAGACATTTATACGCGCCAAACGCTAAAGTAGAAAAACCAAAACTAAATATAAGTATTGCTAGGTATGAAAATAAGGGCGGTACATCTAAATTAATCAAAGAATAAATATGGCAGAGTCTGTTATAAATAATTATTTTCCAAGCCAAGTCGTTAGTGATTTGGAAAAAATGAGCTATGAGTATGGTTTAAAGGTTGCTAAAGCAATTGAAACAGAATGGTTTAATCAAGATACTGGTTATAATAGATATCATACTAATAAAAATGATTTTCATAATCTTAGACTGTACGCTAGAGGTGAGCAGTCAATACAAAAATATAAGGATGAGTTATCTATAAACGGTGATTTGTCCTATCTTAATTTAGACTGGAAGCCAGTGCCTATTATACCTAAGTTTGTAGATATAGTTGTTAATGGTATTGCTGAAAGAACTTACGATATAAAAGCATACTCTCAAGATCCATACGGTGTTGCTAAAAGAACTGAGTACATGGAAGGTATACTTTCTGATATGAGAACAAAAGAGCTTAATGATTTTGCCGCAGAAGCTTTTGGTATTGATCTGTACGAAAACGAACCAGAAACTCTTCCAGAAACAGAAGAAGAATTAGCGTTACACATGCAGCTAACTTATAAGCAGGCGGTTGAGCTAGCTGAAGAGCAGGCTATAAACACTTTGTTAGAAGGTAGTAGATATGAGTTAATTAAAAAACAATTTTACTATGATTTAACTGTTCTAGGTATTGGTGCTGTAAAAACATCTTTTAATACTTCTGAAGGCGCTGTTGTTGAATATGTTGATCCTGTTGATTTGGTATATTCTCATACTGACTCTCCTTACTTTGATGACATATATTATGTGGGTGAAGTTAAAACAATACCCGTAAACGAGTTAGTAAAGCAATTTCCTTTTTTATCAAATGAAGAGCTTGAAGATATTGTTAAAAACAAGTCAAATAAAACAAACTACAATAATTCTAATAGCCACAAAAAAGAAGACAATAATACTGTTCAAATTTTGTATTTTAACTACAAAACCTACATGAACGAGGTTTATAAGGTAAAAGAAACAGGTAGTGGTGCTGAAAAAATACTTCCAAAAGATGATACTTTTAATCCACCAGAAAATATGGAAGGAGGGTTTGAAAAGCTACAAAGATCTATAGAGTGTTTATATGAAGGCGCTTTAATATTAGGTAGCAAAAAACTTCTCAAATGGGAAATGAGTAAAAACATGATGAGGCCTAAGAGTGATTTTACTAAAGTAAAAATGAATTACTCTATTATCGCTCCAAGAATGTACAAAGGTAAAATAGAGTCACTTGTAAGACGTATAACTGGTTTTGCTGACATGATACAACTTACTCATCTTAAACTTCAACAGGTGTTATCTAGAATGGTTCCAGACGGTGTTTACTTAGATGCTGATGGTTTAGCTGAAATAGATTTAGGTAATGGAACAAACTATAGCCCACAAGAAGCGCTAAATATGTTTTTTCAAACAGGATCTGTTATTGGTAGATCATTTACCTCTGAAGGTGATATGAATCCAGGTAAAGTACCTATTCAAGAAATACAATCGGGATCTGGTGGGCAAAAAATGCAAAGTTTAATTCAAACGTACAACTATTACATGCAAATGATAAGAGATGTAACGGGCTTAAACGAAGCTAGAGACGGTAGTACTCCTGATAAAAATGCTTTAGTTGGCGTTCAAAAGCTAGCAGCCGCTAATTCAAACACAGCAACAAGACATATACTACAGTCAGGTCTGTATTTAACAGCAGAAGTTGCTGAGTGTTTATCGCTAAGAATATCTGATATTATAGAGTACTCACCTACAAAAAATGCTTTTATACAAGCTATAGGCGCGCATAATGTTGCAACTTTAGAAGAAATGTCTAACTTGCATTTATATGACTTTGGTATATTTATTGAATTAACTCCTGATGACGAACAAAAAGCTATGTTGGAAAACAACATCCAAATGGCTTTACAACAAGGTTTGATTGAACTTGCTGATGCTATTGACCTTAGAGAAATTAAAAACATTAAACTTGCTAACCAATTGTTAAAACTTCGTAGACAAAAAAAGTTAGCAAAAGACCAAGCAGTGCAACAAGAAAATATACAAGCGCAATCACAAGCCAATATACAAGCTCAACAAGCCTCTGCTCAGATGGAAGTGCAAAAAGCACAAGCAATGTCACAGACGGAAATGCAAATGGAGCAAATGAAAGCGCAGCTTGACGCTCAAAAACAAGCTCAAGAGGTTTTGTATAAAAAAGAATTAATGCAATTAGAGTTTCAAATGAACATGCAGCTTAAATCTATGGAGGTTGATGCTGTTAAAGGAAAAGAAAAAGAAAAAGAAGATCGTAAAGACGAAAGAACAAAAATTCAAGCAACTCAACAAAGCGAGATGATTGATCAAAGAAATAATCAAAAACCACCTAAAAACTTTGAGTCTGCAGGTAATGATATACTAGGTGGAGGATTTGATTTAGGTTCTTTTGATCCCAGATAAAAATTATTAACTATTATTATATTATATTATGGAAGAAAAAAATGAAAGTGTAGCGGAAAACGTTACAAAAGTAAATATGTCAAAAAGTAAAACAAGTACTGAAGACAACATTATAAAAGTAAATTTAGATAAACCACCAAAACCAAAAGAAGATGAAATTAAAGAAGATAACCCTGACAACAAGGGAGTGGTTGCAGAGCCTGATAATGCCGAGCCCACAGAAAAACAAGAAGAAGTACAACCGGAAGAACAAGCACAAGAAGAAACTCCAGTATTAGAAGAAATAACTGAAGAAGAAATTAAAGATGAAGCTGAGGTATTAGCTGAAGATATTATTGATGCCGCTATAGAAAAACAAGAAGATGGCAAGCCTTTACCTGAAAATTTACAAAAAGTTGTAGATTTTATGGAAGAAACTGGTGGTACTTTAGAAGACTACGTAAGTCTTAATCAAGATTTTACCGGTAAAAATGATAAAACTATACTAAGAGAGTTTTACAAACAAACAAAATCACATTTAGATAGTGATGAGATTGATTTTCTTATTGAAGAAGACTTTTCATATGATGAAGAGGTTGATGAGGAAAGAGATATTAAAAAGAAAAAGATTGCGCTTAAAGAGCAAGTTGCCAGCGCAAAAAGCCACTTAGACGGGCAAAAGTCTAAATACTATGAAGAAATCAAAGCAGGTTCAAGGCTAACGCCAGAACAACAGAAAGCAATGAGCTTCTTTAATAGATACAACAAGGAGTCAGAAGAGACTAATAAAATAGCAACTCAACAAGCAGATACTTTTAAATTAAAAACTAAACAAGTTTTTAACGATAAATTCAAAGGTTTTGAATACAACGTCGGAGATAAAAAGTATAGGTTTAATGTGAAGAACGCTGGAGAGGTTAAAGAAACACAAGGCGACATTAATAATTTTGTCAAGAAGTTCTTGAATGAAAAAAATGAAATGTCAGATGCCAAAGGTTATCATAAATCTTTATTTACAGCTATGAATCCCGATGCTGTTGCTAATCACTTTTACGAACAAGGTAAAGCTGATGCTATGAAAAATAGTATGGCTAAAGCCAAAAATGTTGATATGAACCCAAGACAAGCTCATGGTGAAATTAAAACAGGTGGTACAACGTATAAAGTGTTAGGTAATGATTCTTCTGATTTTAAGTACAAAATTAAAAACAATAAATTTAAAAATTAAAAAAACAAAATTATGGCAATTACAAATGGCTTAAGTTTGAATAGTGTACCTGCTTCACAAAAGCAAACACTAGCAACAAACTACTTAGATCTTTCATCAGCTGACAACGCTGGATGGGGACAACAATATTTACCAGATCTTATGGAAAAAGAAGCTGAAGTTTTCGGACCGAGAACTATATCAGGATTTCTTTCACAAGTAGGAGCTGAAGAGTCTAT